CTGGTTTAATTTCCCCACCAAACGATTCGAGAAGCCATGAAAACGACTGAGAAGCCCTCAAAAGGTCACCAAACGGGCACAGAAGCCCTCAATAGCCCTGAATCGGTTTTGGGTAGGGACGCAGACCTGCAAATCCCGCTAATCGGCGTACAAACCCCGCGAATTCACACGCCACTGAACGATTTACCTTCACGCGGGGGTGAATTGATCGACTTGGCGACCAGTTTGAAGATCGATCTTATGGAATGGCAGAAATTCGCGCTTATACACACACACAAAGTCAAGCCTGACGGACGCTGGGCTTCACCCGTGAACACCATTGTTGTTGCACGTCAAAATGGAAAATCGTTTTTGCAGCTGATCAGAATCCTGGGCGGTCTTTTCCTATGGGACGAAAATCTGCAAATTGGTTCAGCGCACCGCCTTTCCACATCACTTGAACAGTTCAGGGCAATGGTTCAGATCATTGAAGGCAACGACAACCTGGCAAAACAGGTCAAGAAGATTCGCTGGCAACACGGTGGCGAGGAAATCGAAACCCTGACGGGTAACCGATTTATTGTGCGTGCGGGCGGTTCGGCTGCCCGTGGTGTTTCCCGACCTTCGACGATTCACCTGGACGAATTGCGCGAAATGAACGACATTGAGAGTTTTGCGTCGCTTCGCTACACGCTCATGGCTGCGGCAAATCCAATGGTCATGGCGTACACGAACGCGGGTGATTCTTCCAGCGTTGTGTTGAACCAGTTTCGTGAACGCGCGTTGGCAAGCATTGCAGGCGTTGACGACGACATTGGGTACTTTGAATGGTCAGCACCGACCGACGAAATCAGCGTGGAAAACGCACGGCACGCCAATCCTTCAATGGGCACACTGATTCACGCTGACAACATCAAAAGCGTATTGAACGACCCTGCCGACGTTGTCATGACTGAAGTGTTGTGCCGTTGGGTTGTGGCGATCAACAGTGCGGTCGATTCTGCTTCATGGGGTAATTGCCTAGACAAAGCAGCTGACCTGGACATTGACAAATTGACCTGGTTGGCAATTGACCTTTCACCCGATAGACGCCACGCCAGTTTGGTCGGCGCGCAGAAATTGCCAAATGAAGAATTCGTCGTGAAGTTGTTGCACACCTGGCAAAACGATCTTCAATTGGACGATAAGGCAATTGCCAACGACTTGGCAGATTACGCCCGAAAGTATCCGACGGAATACGTCCTATACAGTCGAAAGACCAGTGCAGCCGTAGCCGCGCGCCTTGCACCTGCTGGAATCCCGATTTTTGACATGGACGGGGTCTATCCACAGGCGTGTGACGAAATGCTGAGTGCTATTAATAGCGGTCGGTTAAAACACAGGGGGCAGTCACAATTGTCCGAAGAAGTTTTGGCGGCAGTTCAATTGCGCCGTGGTGACGGTGGCTGGGTTATCGGGCGCAGGGCGTCACAGTCGGTTGTTTGCGGTGCGGTGGCAGTTGCCCTTGCAACACACTTCGCGACACGCCCAGACAATGATCTTGACATCATGGTTGGTTGATCGTATAAGCCTGACACAATTTGGGCATGGGTTATTTTGATTTATTCACGCCAAAGGTTAAGGCTGCCGTTCCAGTCGAAGCCACCAACGTGGACGCAGCTGCTATTGCGCCGTACTATTCTGAAGTAGGAAATTTATTCCTATTCGGCGGCGTGATAACGGCTTCGCGTGCCGAAGCAATGAGTGTTCCTACTTGCGCCCGCGCGCTGGGAATCATTCAAACAATTGCGTCACTTCCAATGCACACACGCAACGAAGCAACGGGCGAAAAGGTAACGCAGCCACGCGTGATCAACCAGCCTGACCCACGAATCCCAGGTGCAACATTTTGGTCATGGATTATTTCAGACTTGTTTTTCTTTCCTTCAGCGTATGCGTACGTTATGGACAGATACGCAGACACAGGAAAAATTCGTGCAATGGAACGCGTTGCACCTGAGCGCGTAACCATTCAGACCAATGGCATGGGCTATGAAATTGTTTCGTATCAAATTGACGGTTCATACGTTGACCCAGCCAATCTAGTTGTTTTCCAGGGTACGCAAGAAGGTTTGCTATCTCGTGCAGGTCGTACGATTAAGGCTGCGGCTGCACTTGAACGCGCTGCAATGAATTTCGCCGTTGAACCAATCCCACAAATGGTTTTGAAGTCAAACGGCACATCACTTCCAGCAGATCGCGTTTCGAAGTTGCTGAGTGCATGGCGCACGGCGCGTGCGAATAAATCAACGGCGTTTTTGAATGCTGACGTAACGCTGGAAACATTGGGCTATGACCCAAAGAATTTGCAGCTGAACGAAGCCCGCAATTACGTTGCGCTTGAATTATCACGCGCATGCGGTTTGCCCGCTTACTTTACAGATTCACAACAGTCTTCATTTACTTATTCAAACGCGTTAGATAAGCGTCGTGACCTGGTTGATTTTGCATTCCGCAATTTCATGTCAATCATTGAACAACGCTTGTCATTTGCTGATTTCACACCAGCAGGCAACCGCGTTTCATTTGACTTAGACGATTTCTTGCGTGGCAATCCTTACGAGCGCGCGCAGGTTTATGAAATCTTGAATCGTATCGGCGCAATGTCGATCGACGAAATACGCGAGGAAGAAGACATGCTGCTATGAAAAAAGTCATAACACCAATGCAAATCACTGCGGCAGATTCAAACAGTCGCACCATTTCCGGGCGCATTGTGACGTTCGAGGAAACTGGGAACGCTTCAATTGGCAAGGTTCAATTTGCTGCGGGTTCAATCGAACCAACCGCCGTTTTGCTTAACCTTGAACATGACCGTACACGTCGAATCGGCAAAACACTTTCAATTGAATCAAGCGAAAAGGGAATTGACGCAACATTCAAAATTGCTGAAACCACCGCAGGCAATGACGCATTGATCGAAGCGCAAGAAGGTTTGCGCGACGGATTCAGCGTTGAAGTTTCATTTGACGAATACGAAACACTCAAAGACGGCACAGTGCGCATTCTTATGGGTGAATTGACAGGCGTTGCACTAACTAGCGAACCCGCCATTCGATCAGCACGCGTCGAATCAGTCGCCGCAACTGAAGAAGAAATTTCAGATTCGACAATCGAACCTGAAGCACCACAACCAACAGAAGGAGAAGACGAAGTGGAAGACACCGTCAAAGACGCTGCAACCGCCGAAACGGTTGAAGCCGCCCAGTCAATCACCGCAACTGCAAATGCAGTTGGTGGTTGGAAAGCAACACCACGCATTGAGATCACTGCTGCGAAGTACCTTGAAAACAAGGTTCTCGCTGCAACGGGTGACGAGACTGCGCGCCAGTACGTTCTAGCAGCTGACAACACAACAGACAACGCAGGACTTGTTCCTACACGTCAGTTGTCAGAAGTTATCAACGGACTATCAACAACAATCCGCCCAAGCATTGACGCGATTTCTCGCGGCACATTGCCTGACGCTGGTATGACTTTTGAAATTCCAAAGATCACTGCTGCACCAACAGTTGCAATTGCTGCTGAAGATGCAATTTTTTCAGACACAGATCAGAACAGTGCGTTTTTATCAGTTGACGTGAAGAAATTCGCGGGTCAACAAAAATTCTCAGTTGAGTTGCTGACACGCACGTCGCCCCTCTTTTATGATGAATTACTCAGAAACATGGTTGCGGCAATGGCTAAGGCGCAAGACGCTTACGCAAATGCACAACTAGTCGCTGGCGCAACTGCTGACGGCACAACAATCACAACCTACCCAACAGCCGCTGAATTGCTTGGCGTTGTTGCACGTGGTTCAGCAAGCGTTTATGCAGCGACCGCAGGTCTTGCAAATCCATTTGCACGCAACATTCTCATGAACACTTCGCAGTGGAGCAACGTGATGTCACTAAACGACTCAGGGCGTCCAATCTATAACGAAGTAACAAACCCAATGAATCAGCCAGGACTTGCAACACCTGGTTCACTTCGTGGACGCGTTGCTGGTCTTGATCTATACGTCACTGCAAACACTGCTGCGACAACAGACACAGATGATTCAATCATGATCATCAACCCTGACGCATACACATGGTACGAGGGAACTTCATACCAGTTGCGTGCAGAATCAACCGCTGACGGTTCAATCACCGTTGGTGTTTATTCATTCGGTGCAGTTGCGACAAAGATCGCTGCAGGCGCATTTGGTGTGAATAAGTCGTAATCGACAAAAACTAATCATGCGGCGGGTTCTCCCGATCTCGCCGCAGCCGATCGAGAGGAAACGGACATGCCAGCCATTGTCACTGCGAGTCAATTGCGTACGGTGCTTGGCGTGTCCGTTTCACTTTATTCAGACAGTTACCTGGACGAAATCATCAACACCGCCGAAGCCGTCATTTTGCCCATGTTGGTTGCAAACACTTCGGCAATTCAGTCTTACAAATTAGAGTCAAACGTCGCTTATTTCTACACTGAGCGCAATCACCATTTTGTGGCAGGTCAATCAGTCATTGTGACTGGTTTGCCAGCACCTTTCACCGCAACACATACAGTCGTTACCGCAACGCCTTATTCGTTCACCGCTGCATTGACTTCATCAAATGTCACATTGCGCGAAATCATTCCAATGGGCACTGCAACACTTCAGGGCTATTCCGCAGCTGATCTATACGCAACCAGCGCACCAATCGAATCTGCAATTTTGGCGGTCAGCGTGGAAGTCTTCCAGTCACGCGTTGCAGCAGGCGGTCAGATCGAAGGCGTCGATTTCGCCAGCACGCCTTATCGCATGGGTCGCAGTTTGACCAACCGCGTGTCAACATTGCTTCAACCATTCCTGGACGTCGAAACGGTCGTTCAATAAATGCCAGCCAACGCAGTTTCGGAAACCCGCGCAGCCTTAGCAAACGCCTTTTCATCACTTTCGGCGACCTGCTACGCGTCCGTTCCTGAATCACCAATCCCGCCAGCAATTGTCATTGTGCCTGATTCGCCGTACATGGAAGTTGTGCTGATAGGTAAAGGTTCAACAAAGGTCAAGATAAATTTTGCAATCACTGCCATTGTTGCTTCAAATAGCAACGCGGGTTCACTGGATAACCTGGAAAAACTCATCATAGGAATTCTTGCGGCAATGCCCGCAGGATACGTCGTGGGCGTTGTTGAAAAGCCAACGGTGTTGGAAGTAGGACAAAGCCCAATGCTGGTTGCTGACATCAATGTTTCGACTTACTACACTCAAACAAACTAGGGGACAAAATGCCAACGACAATCATTACGGGTCGCGATTTAGTCGTGACCATTGCCACAGTTAACTACGACGCGCAGGCGACCAGCGCAGTGCTTGCAAATAGCCCAACCGTTGAGACTTACCAAACACTTGACGGCAAGGCTTACAAGCACATTGACGACCAGTGGACATTCGACATTTCAATGCTTGCTGACTGGGGTGCTTCAGGTTCATTGTGCGAAGCACTATGGACTGCATGCGAAACTGCGCCAAACACAGTTTTGGCGGTTTCATTGACTGCCGTCACTGGTGCGGTCTTCACATTCAACGTCATGCCAGTATTTCCAGCAGTCGGCGGGGCAGCACCTGACGCCCAGACCGTTGACCTATCATTCATTGTGGTGGGAACACCTACTGAAAACTTCAGTTAATAACTAACAATCGGGAGACAAAAATGAAGTTACCAATAACAATTGAATACAATAACGGCGACCAAATCACCTACACGGCAGCACCGCCTGAATGGGTGAAGTGGGAAAAGCAAACGGGTCACACCATTGCGCAGGCGCAAGAGAAAATCGGAATTTCCGATCTTGTCTTCCTTGCCTATCACGCCATGAAGCGAGAAGCAGCTGGCAAGCCAGTCAAGCCAATCGAAGCATGGACGGAAACTATTTCCGAAGTGATCGTCGGTGAAGCAAACCCAAAAGCCACCCAGTCGGAAGCCTGAGTCGAATCGTTTGGGAAGTAGCCCTGGCAACGGGGCTACCGCCCAGCGAATTCGAAAGTGCGGAAGACATTTTGACGGTCATTGAGATTTTGGAAAGGCGGGCAAATGGCAACTGACGCGATCAGTTACGACAAAGCGGAATTGCGCGCCATTGTCCGTTCCTTCAAAGCAATGGACGAACAGGCAACTGCCCAGGCGAAAGAAGCCACCAGTGAATTGGCAACTTGGGTTCAAGGCAAGATCAAAGCCGCAGCGGCGACCCGTACGCGCAACCTTGTTGACAATCGTGTTGCTGACGGTTCGAAGGTTTCAAAGTCGTCAAAAATTGGTGAGATTTCATTTGGTTACGCTGGACAAAAACTAAGTGGGGGTGCGACAACCCAACAGGTTTGGGGCGGCGTCGAATTCGGTTCAAACAAATACAAACAATTTCCAGTGTGGTCAGGTCGCGAGGGTCGCGGGTCACGCGGCTGGTTTATTTATCCAACACTTCGAAGCGTTCAGCCCGACATTGTTAAAAAGTGGGAAGAATCGTTTTCCAAAATAGTTAAGGAATACAACTAATGGCTGGCAGTCGTACCCTTAAACTTTCAATACTTGGCGACGTTGACAATCTGAACAAATCGCTGAAATCGGCGTCGGCTGACGTTGATTCATTTGGCGACAAAATGGGCAAGGTTGGCAAAATGGTTGGCGCGGCGTTTGCAGCCGCAGCCGCAGCCGCTGGTGCTTATGCAATCAAAATCGGCGTTGAAGGCGTCAAAGCCGCCATTGAAGACGAGAAGGCACAGACACAGTTGGCATTGGCGTTGGAGAACGCTACGGGCGCGACAACGGCACAAATTGCAGCAACTGAACAATCAATCCTTCAAATGTCACTTGCCACGGGTGTGGCGGACGATCAATTGCGTCCAGCACTGGGTCGCCTTGTTAGATCGACGGGCGACATAACAAAGGCGCAGGATTTGTTGGCAATTGCCCTTGACGTATCCACGGCGACGGGTAAGCCGTTGGAATCGGTGGCAGCCGCGTTGAGTAAGGGTTTTGACGGGAACACTGCAGCATTGGGCAAATTAGGCGTTGGACTTTCAGCTGCTGAATTGAAAACCATGAATTTTACCCAGGTTCAGGAAAAACTAACAGATTTATTTGGTGGGGCTGCGGCGCGTAACGCTGACACATACGCGGGACGAATTGCACGCATGCAGGTCGCCTTCGACGAAGCGAAGGAAACAATTGGTTTTGCGTTGTTGCCTATTCTTGAAAAGGTTATCAACTTCATAAACTTGAACGCGCTGCCAGTTATTAACGCATTTTCAGGTGCGTTCAGTCTTGACGGTGGCGGTCTTGGTGGCGTCATCACAACAGTCGGCAACATCATTACAAATGTTTTCACGCCAATAATTAACGGACTTTTGAAAGCGTTTGGTTACATCAAAAACGCCATTGGCGACAATTTGGAAGTTTTCAAAGAATTTGGCGGCTATATTCAAACTTATCTTGCGCCAATTGTTGGAAACTATTTGGGCGCTGCGTTGACAATGGCAGGAAAAATTGCAGGCGGTGTCATTGACGTAATTGCTGGGGTTATTAGAGTTTTGAACGGTTTAATTTCCGGGGCAGTTGCTGGGATTAACATGTTGATTTCTGCCTACAACGCAATTCCATTTTTGCCAAATGTGGGAAAAATTGCAGTTCCTTCGGTTAGCATTCCAGCCGTTTCAGTGCCCACCAGTAAAGGCACAACAGTTGCAACGTCATTGCCAGCATTTACACCTTCAACGGGTGGGGCAACGACTACGTCAAGCGGTGGCGGCGTTTCAACTGCGGCAAAAGTGGCTGCTTCGGCTGCTGCCGCTTCAACGGGAATCACAGTTGGTTCAAACTTCAATCCTGGTTCATTCCGCATGGCAGAAAACGCCAGCATGGGCACAACAATCAACCTGACCGTAACGGGTGCATTTGATAAGGAAGGCACTGCCCGCACGATCGTTGACACATTGAACAATTCTTACTATCGCGGAACAGGCGGCGCGACCAACCTGGTGGCGATTTAACATGACGCAATGGTCACCCATTTGGTTGGTTGAAATTGACGGGGTTGAATACACCGACGCAGTTTTGGCAAACCTTACAATTCGCAGCGGTCGAACAAACATTTATGAACAAGCGCAAGCGGGTTATGTCAATCTTCAGCTGCTAGACGTCAACCAAACCGCAATCCCAGTCAACATCAACTCAACAATAGGCGTTTCGGTCAAAGACACTTCAGGCACATTTGTCGCGATTTTTGGCGGCAACGTCGTTGACATTGGTTTGGAAGTGCGTGACGTAGGCACAACCATGTTCACGCAGACTTATTCGATCACTGCGCTGGGCGCATTGGCACGTTTGCCAAAATCTATTTTCACAGACCCATTGCCACGCGATTTTGACGGTGATCAGATTTATGAAGTGCTTCAGTCGGTTTTGTTTCAAACCTGGGCTGAAGTGCCAGGCGCATTGACTTGGGCAACTTATGACCCAACTGTCACCTGGGCAAATGCTGGCAACACAGGGTTGGGTGACATTGACCGCCCAGGCAATTATGACCTTTCAGCACGCGGAAGCGGTGCGGGTTCAATCGACGCTTACAGTTTGGTTTCAGCCCTTGCCACTTCAGGGCTAGGTTACATTTACGAAGACGCCCAGGGTCGCATTGGTTATGCAGATTCAACTCACCGCACGACTTACCTTTCAGCAAACGGTTATGTTGACCTTGACGCCAACCATGCCCGTGCAGCGGGTTTGCGTATTGAAACCCGTGTTGGCGACGTACGCAATGCCCTGACAATCAAATACGGGGCAAATTCGGAAAACGAAGTCAGTGCCAGCGACATCACTTCAATCTCACTTTACGGCACGCTTGGTCAAATTATTGAAACAACATTGCACGATTCAGCTGACGCGACCGCCCAGGCAAATTTCTATTTGTCATTGCGTGCCCAGCCACAACCAATTTTTAGCGAAATTTCATTTGACCTGACAAACCCTGAAATTGACAATTCCGATCGTGACAACCTGATCAACATCTTCATGGGTGAAGCCATTTCCCTGAACAATCTGCCGCTAAACATGTCGTCAGGTACATTCCAGGGGTTCGTCGAAGGCTGGTCGTTTCAGGCTTCCTATAACCGTTTGAGTGTTACATTGTTGTTGTCACCGTTGGCATACTCATTGCAGGCAATGCGCTGGAACGACGTTCCGATCACCGAAACGTGGGCAAGCGTGTCGCCGACTTTAGACTGGGCAAATGCCACAATAGTGGCTTAACGAAAGGAAACTCAATTGGCAAACCCGACCACGAACTATGGTTTTGTTCTCCCCACGTCGAGCGATTTGGTAACGGACTTACCAGCCGATTTTGACGTTGCATTGCAGGGCGTTGACACACGACTGAAGGCATTGCAACCAGGCACAACGCTTGGCGATCTTGTTTATTCATCAGCGACTGCAAACACCAACACACGTTTGGGCATTGGAAGTTCAGGCAACATTTTGACAGTTGCTGGCGGTGTCCCAACTTGGGCTGCGCCCGCAAGCGCAGGCGGCATGACAGTCATTGCAAGTGGTTCATTAAGTGGAACGTCTTTAAGCCTGACAAGCATTCCAGGAACTTACAACAATCTGCAATTAGTTTTGAGAGATTTTACTTTTTCTGGTGGTTGCCAAATAAAGCCCACGTTTAACAGCGTGACCGCTTATGCAACTATGCAAACTTATGGACAAGGCGCAAGCAGCAGCGGAACGTCTTTTTATCAAAGTCTCGGTTGGATTCAAATTGTTGAAGCAGCAATGATCGCTGCGCAAGAAGACCCAATCATTGTTTTAAATGTTTATGATTATGCAAACACAACATCATACAAAGGATTTGACGGATTTTCAGCAGTGACTGAAACCGCAACAAATACAGTGGTCACAAGCACTGCCGGTGGAAGCAAAAATACCGCTGCGGTGACTTCGATCACAATGGCACTGACGAGTTCAGCAACATACACTGCTGGCACATACACACTTTATGGGGTGAAATAAATGGAAAAAACTTTCAAATTGGTTCACAATGTTGAATTGGGCGAAATTACCGAAATCGAATTGACCGAACAAGAAATTGCGGACTTGAACGACGACGGTGGAATGGCTGCAAAAAAACAACAAGAAGCCGCAGCCAAAGAAGCCGCACAATCAAAACTTGCAGCATTGGGTTTGACCACTGAAGATTTGAAGGCATTGGGGTTGTGAGCATTTACCCACAGGGCACAAACGCACGGTTGATCGAAGTCGCAGCAGCTGAAATCGGGACAATCGAAGAAGGCAACAACCTGACAAAGTACGGAAAATTTACAAAGGCAGACGGTTTGCCCTGGTGTGGCAGTTTTGTCAATTGGTGTGCAAATGAAGCGGGCGTCAAGATTCATTCAGTCGTGGGCACGGCGCAAGGCGCACACAAATTCAAAGAGATTCAACGTTGGTCAGGCATGCCGCAATTGGGTTACCTAGCATTTATGGATTTCCCACACGACGGCGTTGACCGCATTTCACACATTGGCATTGTGGTCGGCTTAATCGATTCAAAGACATGTCTGACGATCGAAGGAAACACCAGCGGGACAGGCGACCAGCGCAATGGCGGCATGGTCATGGTGAAGGTTCGGTCATACGGTGAAGGCAAGGAAATTGTAGGTTTTGGAATTCCAAAGTTCGTGCCCTATAAGGGAGAATTTCCAAAGATCGAAATACCAACCACGGCAACGAAGCCAAAGAAGGAGACGAAAAAATGGAACAAGCCAAAGCCCTGATCGCGTCATGGGCGCGTTCATTCATGGCAGCAGCACTCGCCTTATACATGGCGGGTGTTACTGACCCGAAGACCCTTGCAATGGCAGGCGCAGCAGCAGTTGCACCAGTTGTCTTGCGCTGGTTAAATCCAAACGACAAAGCCTTCGGTTCTACGGGGAAGTGAACCGACGATTCGCAGCGGCAGGGTTGGCTTGGGCACTTGCGTCAACCCTGACCGCTTGCGGGTATCAAGGGTGGGTGCGTTATGAATGTCAAGAATTCGACAACTGGGCAAAAGCGGAATGCCAAAAACCGCAATGCGTCCCGACTGGAACATGCACTGACGACTTACTTGGAATTGAATCGCAACAGACCCGCACGCCGTAAGTCGCCCGAAGAAATCCACGCGCAGCTGATTTTGATAATTGGCACGACGCTGGCAATGGTGTTTTTGATCGTCACCCTGGGCATAACTTATGCGCTCATTTTCGTCACGCAACCAGTCAGCGCGCAAGCACCAAATGACGCAGCCTTCATTGATCTATTGAAAACCCTGGCAATTTTCCTGACTGGTTCACTGGGTGGGGTGCTTGCTGGCAACGGACTGAAATCAAAGCCAAAGCCTGGAGACACGCCGACAAACACGCAAGGTTCTTGACCGCGCGCCAATCATGCGTCACCCTGAGTTCAGGTGGTAGCAGTTACCACCTAGAATCGGGAGAATTCAAAATGGTAGTTGATTTATTAGACCCTGAGACATTGGGACGTTTGGTGGGGGTAATTGTCCTCATGGTTATGGCAGCCGCTGCGGGTTACGCAAAGGGCTTCAAAGAAGGCAAGCGCGAAGGCATGGCACGCCGTAAGGCAATGATTCGCCACATGGCAAACAAGGCGGTCAAATAATGGGATTCCTGGACAACTACGAAGCAAGCCGTGAACGCCTAGAACGCTGGTTGGCGACTTATCCAAACGGACGCATTGAAACACGCATTGTTGAATTTAGTGCTGAAAAGGGTTATGTCCTAGTTGAAGCCCGTGCCTATCGTGAAAATGACATGATTCCAGCGGGTGTTGATTATGCGTACGGCTATCAAGGCGCATACCAACAAAACATGAAACGCTGGTTCGTCGAAGATACAGTCACGAGCGCAATTATGAGAGTTCAACAACTTGTTATGGGTGGGGCTGAACGCAGCACCAAAGAAATCATGGAACAGGTTGAGACAACACCAGCCAAGATCGCAAACACTGACACAACATACGATTACTGGACAACCAAGCACGGTGACGTTCCCAGTTACAAGACCGCAGCTGAAGCCGAACAGTCAGGAATCCCGTCATTGGGTTCATCAATGGACGAAGTGGCAAAGCAACTGGGCGGTCAATTGGTCGCCGAAGCACCGCAGTGCAGCCATGGTCACCGAATTTGGAAGCAAGCCCACGAAGGCGCACCAAAGAATTGGGGCGGGTATTTCTGCACCGAACGCACAAAGGCAACCCAATGCGCACCTGCTTGGTACGTTTTGGGCAGTGACGGAAAATGGAAGCCACAGGTATGACAAAACAACGCTTGGTCAAAATCATTGTGTGCGTTGAAATTGTGCTATTCGTTGCATTGTTGTGGGTGTCATTCAAATGAGTGATTACATGGAATTGATCAACCCGCAGACAATGACCTGCAAACTGCTGAAGCATGGTGAAGTGGTCGCCGAATACAAAGTCGAGCAATGCGACGGGTGCGCCAAGATCACCAAACTGGACGCCTTCGGTTACAAGATAGGGCAGGCAGGCGAAAAACTGGCTTGGTTGTGTGGGGGTTGCAGATGAAAATGCAATTGTCCCGGGACGAAGAAATCATGTGCATGTTGGCAGCGGTCAAATTGTGCGTGGACAACAACAAATTCATGGACAACCCGCAACGTCACCAAAAGGAAATGGGAACGTTTGAATACCTGGTTGAATCGGCTGAAGCAATCGGCAGCGAATGGGTTGTTGCCAAATACTTCGACCTTCCGTTCAACCCGTATGAAAACAAATTCAAAACAAAGGCTGACGTAGGCAATGCAATCGAAGTGCGCTGGACGAAGTACGTCACGGGGCAGCTGATAATTCATGAATACGATCGACCAAATGACATTGCAGTGCTGGTCACTGGGCAATCGCCACACTATTTTATTGCTGGGTGGATTCCCGTCGCAATGGCGCAGCGTCCGAAGTATCGACACAGTAAGCAACCCAATTGGTGGGTCACACAAATCAATCTTCAGCCAATCGAGAATTTGAGGAAATCCACCTATGGACAAAGTGCAATTTGAATGCCGAATGTGCAAGAAGAAGACCAACCAAATGGTCGTCAACATAACCGATCTACTTCCACCAAATGTGGCAACGATTCAATGCACAGTGTGCAGTTGCATGACGGTTGCACAGATAGGGGATTCCAGTGCCAATCTATGAGTTTGAATGCACAGTGTGCAAAATCCGTGTTGAAGTGGATAAGTCAATCCATGAGGAACGGGACGCACAATGCTGCGGGCAATCAATGAATCGCCTTTATTCAGCACCAGGCATTTCGTTCAAGGGTAAGGGTTGGGGTCACCAATGAAAATTGGTTCATTGTGTACGGGCTATGGCGGCCTTGATCTAGCAATTGAAGCTGCGTTTAATGCTGAAACAGTATGGACGTGTGAAATTGATCGTTTTGCCAGCCAAATTATTGAACAAAGATTCCACAAGCCCAATTTGGGTGATTTGAAAACAGTCAGTTGGCAAGAAGTTGAACCCATTGACATTTTGACCGCTGGTTATCCATGCCAGCCCTTCAGTCATGCAGGCTATCGAAAGGGTACAGAAGATGAAAGACACATTTGGCCGCACATCAAAGAAATTATTGGCACGCTTAGACCAAAACTTGTCATTTTGGAAAACGTCAGAGGACATCTCAGTCTTGGATTCAAAGACGTTCTCAAAGACCTTGCCGAAATCGGGTATGACGCAAGGTGGGACATTGTTCGCGCTTCAGACGTTGGCGCACCCCACCAAAGAGCAAGACTATTCGTTATTGCTTACCCCAACGGCGAGTTCGGGCGAGTTCCACTATCGAACGAAGCAATTGCCTACGCCATTGAATTCGGATTACAAGGGGCGTTCACCAGCGGACATGAAACGGAACAGTCCGCCGCTTCGATCACTACTTTCAACGCCAGTGACCAATTCCAGCCACACGACGGGCAAATGCAGAAACTGGGGCGCAGATTTGCTTCACGACGTGAAATGCAATTGCAAGACGTACCGCCTACATTGGACGACGGAAAACTAAGCGCAGTGTTCGTGGAATACATAATGGGCTTACCAGGTGGGTGGGTTACAGGTTGCAGCTTATCTCGCGCCCAACAATTAAAAATTCTAGGCAATGGCGTTGTGCCACAACAAGCATTTCATGCAGTGACAAAACTAATGACATTGGACGTTGAAAATGAATAGTTATCCACAGACGTTCTCCACAGGGGTGCAAAAGGTGTGGGACACGCCCAACGCCATGCGCAAAGTTATTCAACGCTTGACTGGGGGGTGTACGCTTGACGCATACAACAACACCCCGCATTTAAGGGTTTTACACAAGAATGAAGTTCTTTCAAATAATCTTGAAAAGAAAAAGATAAATAAAAAAAGACTTCAAATGTTGTTGTTAATCACTGGCTTCAGCGCACCGATAGGGGCAAGCCCTGCCGTATCAGCTGCTTATTCAATCGATCACTTGAAACTTTATGCACATTCAAGGATTCTTGACTATAAGGAATTCCAGTGTTTCAACAAGATCATCACAAAGGAATCACGGTGGTCATACATTGCACGCAATGGCAGTCATTACGGTTTGGGTCAGATGAGATCGAAACACTATCGTGACCTTGACCCATTCAGACAGATAGACGCTTCATTGAAATACATAACGAATCGTTATCAAACGCCATGCAAGGCGTGGGCATTTCATCAAGCCAATGGGTACTACTAATGAGCGCACTCAAAGACAATGGTTCAACCAGTAAGTGGCGAAAGATTCGTCAACGTATCCTTCAACGTGACGGTTACACTTGCCAGCATTGTGGTGGCGAAGCCAATTCAGTTGACCACATAGTGCCACGCACCTTGAACGGCACAGACGACGAGTGGAATCTGCAATCCCTATGCACGCCGTGCAATTCAGCGAAGGGGGGGCGGTTTTTTAATAGCCCAGGGACA